GGATCTGCCACCCATAACGAAGACTGTATAATCATTTCTTTCTCTAATACCAGCAGATAAATCAACTCCAACACCTAAACAATCAAACTGTGTTGGTATCTGACCTTTAATAATTAAATCAGGTGAGACAGACATATCACTGGTTCTAACTACCTGATTCTGATACTGAAAACTAAAACTTATTGGTGATTGTCTTCTTCGATCATTGAGATAATCAAGTGACCACATCTCTGGCCAGTAAGATTTCTCATCACCATTCTCATCTACAGTGACTGCTGATTGTATTATCTGTATCCAATCATTGTCAGGAATAAAAGTAGTCTGGTGTATATCATCATGTCTAAATCTTGTGCCAAGACATATTGCTCTACCACCTTCAAACATAGTTGGAACAATAACTGAGTTCCAGTTATCTTCCATAGCTACACGAATATCTCTATTCTTGATATCATCAGCTGATTTTATAGCATCATCGATGATACATAAATGAGAACGCTTTGATGTAACAGCTCCTTTTAATCCTGCACAACATAAACTAAATTCTTCTTCACCAGTTGATCTTATCCCTGCAAACTTCCAATCAATACTCCAATATTCATTAGAATTTATCCCTTTGGCAATTTTTACCATAGGAAATATTTCTCTATAGATCTTACTATCTTCAATAATTCTTTTTATTGCTGCACTCTTTGGTCTGGCAACATCAACAGTATATGAAATATATAAGATCTTTAATGGTTTACGATTAAGTGCATGTACACCAATAGCCCAAGCTGTGAATAAACCTAATACTGTAGATTTAGCTGATCCTCTGGGTGCAAGTATATCTACATTTGGTCCAGCAATATTAATTAAACATTCACTATCTTGATGTGTATATAAATGTTCATGCCATAAATGCATATGTTCTGCAGGAGGTTTGTCCCCTACAACATCACAGAAGTATGCAAAATCTGATCGAGCTTTTTCAACATCAACTGAAGATGTTTTCTTTACAACCTGCTGTTTAGCAGCTGCACGGGCAGTTCTACGATAAACAGAATAGATACTTGTTCCAGCCATGTACTAAGATTAACTCATTAAGGCTTATGATTCTTCCTGAAGAATCTTAGTCCATACACCCATTGATGCTTCCTGTAATGGTCCTTCTATAGGATCATCTCTAAAGATCAAAAGTATCTCTCTCAATGATCTATCAGCACCAGCTAATATCAATCCTTGTCTATCTGTAAGATGTTTCTCATCTGCCAGTTGTTTTATATGTGCTCTTAATTCTTTTTGAAGCATAGATATACGAGCAGCTCCCATATCTTGTTTAACTACACCAAGATCTATAGCTTCTCTAAGCTTCGATATATCTACTTGCATAGAATCTATTTCTATCTCAAGTATGGTACTGAAGTTCCTCTTCTTAAATTCTTTTTTCGACCAGGTATCACAATCAGTTATAGAACCTTTATACCCTAAAAAACGAGCATAAAGATACATCTGTATCGGTGAACTGGTCTGTTTGCAAAAAGCTAGATATGTTTCTTTTTCTTTATCAGATAAAGTATCTAACCATTCGGTTATGATTTGTATGCGTCCCGTGACTGTTGATAATCTCTATTCTCTTTATAGCGTCTAAACTGCTCCTGTTGCAAGTTAGTCTTTCTGGTTTCTTCACCAGTCTTACCAACAGTCGCTCTCTGCTCTTGACCTCTAGTCTGTGTAGTTAGTCGTTCTTCCTGACCTCTGGTCTGTGTTGTTGCTCTTTCTTGTTCTCCTTTTGTTTCAGAAAGTAGACGTTCTTCAGCACCTCTGGCTCTATACCTTCTTAGATCCTGACCAGTATAGAACTCTTCATTAATACGATCTAACTCAGAACCAGTCTCCATATTTAGCCTGGTCTGTTCACCTGTTAATTTAGCTAACTCAGTCTGTGTTTTTAGAGACTGCGTTGGTGTTGCCACAGTGACAGGTGGTGGTGGAGCAGGTATATACTCAACTCTTGGTGCTGGTGGTCTTCCTCCCATAACAAAAATCTAATCTATTAATTTAATTTTAGTGCAAAAACTCTTATCTACCACCAGCTCTACCTCTAGGTGAGAGTCCAGCTGTGGCGATATTGACTGCTGTATTTCCCTGTCTAGCTACAGCATCCATTAATGCTGCTTCTCCTTGTCTAGCTCTGAGGATTTGTTGAGAGATCTTAGTTGGTGAAGATCTATCTTCCATTAGACGACGATCTGCAGCAGTCTGTGCATATACATCAGTCATCTCAAGGAAATCTCTGGCAAGAGCCTTATTTCTTTGAGCCTGTCTTGCAGATTCATACTCTCTTAATGCAGTATCGGTTAACAACATATTTCTGAAGTCTTGATTATATTGCTGTCTATTGTAAGAATCTCCTAATGTTCCTCTACCTTTAGCTAATTCTTTATCAAACTCATTTATTTCCCGTGCTCTAACTTGAGCATTAGTTCCTTTCTGATCAAAATCATACTGATTACGAGTTACAAGATCACCAAAACCTGCAATTGCTCTCTTTGCTCTCTTTTGATGAATATCATCACCTTTTTTATCAAGATCAGTATATCCAAGTGTTGCAGCATCTACAAGACCTGCAAGAGGTCTTTGTATGTACTTTTGTAGAAAGGTTTGTCCTTTAGACATTGAATTTATTGATACTGATAGTTAGAAGCTAATGCTTGTCCTGCTGCACTCATTCCCTGTTGTGCTAATTTCTGAGCACCTATTTGACCTTGTAATGTTAATCCTTGCTGTGTACCAAGCTGAGTACGATACCTAGCAGCTGCCATGTTACGCTCAAAGTCTCTAGTCTTTGCTCTATCTGTTATTGGTTCTATTGCTAATAGATTCTTGATTGCTATATCTCTGTTAGTATCCCCCATCTGTCGATTGTATCTATCAATTGCTTGATAACCACTGGTAGGTCCAAACATACCAGGACCATAACCTGTCTGATATCCGAAGCCACCTGTAGCACTAGGTAGATTACCACCAGCTGCTAATTGCTCTTCTACTAACTTTCTAACTTCTTTTCTTTGACCAGCTTTCTTAAGTTCGTTAACAGCTATTCCTGTTCCGAGCAATCCACCTATAGGTCCGAATGGAAATGTCATTGTTTTTGATTAACTCCTTTGATTAATATTTTATAGGCAGCAAACTTAGAAGTAGCTTCCTACTTTGCTTCCAAACTGAGCTCCTTTCATAGCTCCACCTGGTCCTCCTGCTATGAAACCACCTACAGCTCCAAGTCCTGTTCCGATCAATCCACCGAATGATCTACCTTGTTGACCTGGCAAGGTGAACCCCTGATCTTGATAGCCTTCCACTACAGTTGCATCATCAGATATCTTCGTACTGCCTCTCTTGTAAGCTCCTGCTAAATCTTTAGCTGTTTTTCTTTGTTCCTGAGCCTGATAACTTATTTCATCTTTCGCTTTCAGATTCTCATTTATGGCATCAAAAATACTGCCATATTTTCTTTTCCTTTCAGGTTGATCGATTGCTGATTTGTCGTCGTCTTTTGCCATCAGTCTTCTCTTGTGTAATCACCACGTTTGTACTTCTTATATTGTAAGGGATCTTCTTTTTTGATTCTTTCTTGTTCAGCTTTCTGGAATAACTTTTTAGCTACAGCAGCAGTACCGACAGCTGCTAATGTGCCACCTAATAGCAATGCTGGTTCTTTAAGAGATCCTAACTTTTGAAACTTTTGTGCAGCTGGAGATAAATCATAATCATATCTAACTTGTTTCATATTCTCAAGCATGTCTTCTGCACTCTTAAGTTTTCCTTCTGCAATTTTAGTCATGCCTGAATCTGCTCCATAACCTTTTTTATAATCATCAACTTTTAATTTTTCAACATTAACTGCTTTTTCTTGTTTATAGATCTCTTGCATATATGGATTCAACTTTTTAACTCCAGCAGCTACAGTAGCAATTCCAGCAGCAGTTCCTAAAGTAGCTGAAGCTGTAAATGGTACTCCTTTAAGCCTTATTTCTGGATCATTCAAACCACGAGTTGTTCCTTTTATTGCTCCACCAAAAGCTGTAAATGTTTGTTTTTCTGGATCTACTTCTATTCTTTTACCTGCTTCTGGTTTGCGATTTACATAACGTCTATAGTCTTTTATAGTAGATGGCATTATATCTGGACGTTCTTTTATAAATTCCTTAAAAGGTAACATCTGACTTGTCTGCCCAGCAAAGAATCTAGTGCCAGCTTCTTCTACTAAATTACGTGGTGTCTTGCCAGTAGGATCTTCTTCTTTAGATACAGGTGCTACTGCTTTATATCCTTTAGGTCTAAGACCTTGAGTTATAGGTCCCTGTTTCTCTGTAAGTGTATTGTAAAGAGCAGGTACTCCGAAAGTTATGGTAGCTGCAGCAGCAGGACTCAATCCTGTGGCATTTCCCATATCTTCTAATCTTGAAGCAACCTTCTGACCTATTTGTGATTGAAATTTATAAGCATTAAACCCATATCCATATTTTCTCTGAGTTTCACCTGCTACGAATTCTGTTCCAACTCTAGCAACATCTCTTGCAGTTTTACTTGCATCAGCTATAGGAGTTTCATAATTTCTAGTAGTTCCTTGTGGAGTTGTAGATGTCTTACCTATATCTGATGTATAAGCACCCCAAGGTGCCTGTTTTAAATTTGCACTAAATACTTTGGATATATCATCAATAAATTTTCTAGGTGCCTGCACATCTTTGGAAGCCTCTATAATTCGGTCTCCAAACTTTCTTAAGAACTGTTGACTATTTGATAAGAAATTAGGTACAGAACCTCTTGTCATTTCCATTGATGTTTACCTAGTATCTAGCTACACTCATCATGCTTTGTGCAAGACTATTCAGACTCTGTTGAGCTGAATCAGGACTCATATGCATTACTGTGCTGGGCATTTTTTCTATCTGAGCCAGTTTTAATCTATATTCATATTTATCTCTTTCTGACAATGCTTCTCTTGCTTGTACTCCAGATAGATCGCTAGTTGATGGTCTTACTACTTGAGTGAACTCAGGCTCTGCTGTATGTTTAGTTGCACCAGTAGGACTCTTAGGTCCAGCTCCAAACATTTGTCTATCTAAATCTTCAAATTGTCTTTCTTGTTGTGGAGACATTTGATTATCCATATAACGATCTTCTAACTCACCATATGCAGAAAGTGGATGTACTTGTTTACCGGGAAGTAATGCATCAGCTGCTGTCTGTCCAGCAATTTGACCAGCTACCTGACCTCCAAATGTAGCAATCATTGGATTAACTCCTCCAGCCATCAAACCAGCAGATACTGGCATACCAACTCCCTGACTAACTCCCTGACGTAATATACTTTCTCCTAAACCTGATCTTGGTTCCTGTCCCATTAGACGAGGCACTACTTGTTCAGCTGCAACACCTATTCCCGTCTGTACAGCAAAAGGACTTGTTGCCATCATGCCTATATTCTTTACTCCCTGACCACCAGCTTTACCACCTAGTTTTATACCAGTTCTAACTGCTTCTTTTCCTACTTGACCAGCTGCCTGACTAGCAGCTTCTCCTACTGCTTGTGCTCCAGCTTTTACAGCTTCAGGTGCTCTCATTATCTGTTTACCTACCTGTGTTGCTACATTACCAGCTTGATTTATTCCTTCTTTAGAAAAAACTTGTCCTGCTTGTTGAGCAGCCTTCTTTATCCCTTCTTTAGCAAAGAACTCACTAAGCTTTTGACCAGCCATTGTGACTCCTTTTTTAGCTGCTTCTACTCCTACTTTTCCAATCATGTTGTTTTTACTCCGTCTGTTGGGAACTGTCCGTTAACTGGTGGATCTTTTGGATTGCCTTGCATATATTGTAAGATACCTTGTCTGCTAGGTTTCTCTTCTTCATTGACTAACATTGACTGTCTGAACTTTGCTAAGAAGGCATCAGACTTAACTTGTTGTCCAGGATCATCAAATTGTCCTATATCATCTGCCTGTGTTATCAGATTGTTTCTGACAACATCTGCACTTTGATCATCAAACTGTCCAGGTGATTCTCTAGTGTAAAGATTATTTGTATCTTTCATTTTAGCTATGAACTTATTCCTGAAGTCAGGACTAGTTCTGCCAGAGAAATCAACAGTATTATCTATAGGCTCACCCTTCTTGAGTAACTGTTGCCTACGATTCATTCTGTAATCAAATACTGACATAGTTATTTTTTCTTACGTTTACGTAGTTTACTTAGGGTTTTAGCTAGATTAGCTTGGCGAACTGTACGAGTATCATACTTATCTGGATTGGTTGTTACCTTTGATGCAAACTCTTTTACATCCATCCCTCTTGCTTCTGCTTTCTTAGTAAAAGCACCAGGACGTTTGATAGCATCTTTAATCCATTTATCAGCCATTGGATAAAACTATTTTAGCAGTAGCCTTATTCAAATAAAGCTTTTTCTAACTGTGCAACTAGTAGGTCATCTACTTTGTTACCACTCTTAGCTGCAGCTTTCTTTAAGATAGATACTAAGAATTTCTTTAGTAGTGTATCTAGATCTTCTGGGATCTTATCAACAGCTCTGTTTCT